TGGAGTATACCCCGCCCATGTAACAGTAGGTGCGATTTGCAGCCAAACTTGGTTCGGGTATGTCTCGGAAATTGCCGAGCAAATCAATGTCATGTTGGCGGTGTAGCGGTCAAGATTCCACTTGATGCCCTCGACAAATCCATCAAAAGTGCCACCAAATACTGCTGGCAAATCTTGTGTGTAAACGGCTGATCCAACGTGCATCAAGATCAGCGCATCCCGGGTGGCATCGCTAACCGTTGGGCTGTGCAGTGGCACAGTTAATTCCTCTGGATAGGTGCGTGGGTAAGCCCGACTTTCCAAAAATGCGTCTGCCTGACTTTGGGCATCAGCTGCATTGTGCAAGGTAGTTGAGCGACTGCCTGACAATACTCCAAAAGATTGCTGGCTGGTGTAGTCGGCAGCATACTTTTCGCCATTGTTGTGATAAGTCACTGTCACGTCATTAACGATCTCTGACCACTGGGCGGCCTGTCGCAGTCCTACGGCAAGCAAGTCATCATCTGTAAGGGTAAGCGGTGTCTGTGTCGCTCTGGCCGTGTATGACTCGTAATGGATTGACCCGTCAGGTGCTTCATAAAGGAATCCTCGACCTGATTGGGCAGCTTCTTGGGCTAGTGATAAGGCATTTGCCACACCGCTTGAATAGGCTGCCAGTTCGTAAGTGCCGGGTGTATCAATGTCGGCCACCAAATCGTCAACCAGAGTCTGGTTAGTTCCACCCCAGTTTGCCCATGTGGCAAGACTGCTCACAGCTGACCAAGTTAAAGTTGGCACGACTTCCGACCAACTCTCTAGGAATGCATCCGAAAGAATGTTTAAGATTCTTGTGCCGTCGAACTCTTTGGCAAATCCAAGGCCGCCAGTTGTGTAGCGATTGAGCAGCGCTAATGCGCCAACGGCTGTAATGCTGTAAAGGGCCACAGATCCCTCACTACCATAGGCATCTAGGCTGATGTCAAGATCAGAGATTGTGCCTGTGTAGATCGTGCGGTAAGTGTTGGTTGAGTCCTTGACCTGAATCTGAATGCTGTCGGATAGGTTTACGTTTAGCGCGGTATCTGCATCAGTCCAAAGCCTTACATTAGCAATGCCGACTAGGGCTTGTTCGTAAATGTCTCGGCGGCCAAGGCTTATTGAAATGTTGCTGATTGTGTTATCTGCATACTCATTGACCCCAGCAAAGATTACTTTTGGGAATGGCGTATAAACGGTCACAATGTTGCCCCAACAAAGTTCACTGCGCCTGTGCGCCTTGCGCTATCTTGTAGCAGCTTCTCGATAGAACGGCGAGCAGACTCACCGTCAATGATTCCGTTCATGATTATGGTCACGCCTTGGCCACCGCCGCTGTTCGGGCGAATTGATCCCGAGCCAGTTGGCACAAATGTTTCAGGTCCAAACTCGCCTACACGGTAAGGCTCATTTGCCATCACTGATCCACCAGCTGCGCGACTGCCAGCAATTTGGAAGTAATAGCCTAAACGGTTAAATGGATTCATAAAATTTTTCAGCGCATCAGGCACTTTGTCATAGAACTTAAAATAACCCTCATATGCCTTAGTTACAGTTTCAATCGCATTAGCAAAAGTTTCCATTGCGCTGGCTAATTTTTCTAAAGTCGTTATTCCTGTTTCGGCATCAGGACTAGTCATTTCGGCAAACAAACCTGCAAAGGCATCTGCGACTGCTCGCAGTGCGCCGCCTAAACTGTTTGCACCATTGCCCTCGAAGTCGCCTGCAAGTTCTCTTGCTCGGTTGCTCAATCCCTCGGGATCCTCGCCGCCAAAGCCCTTGGCAACATCCATAACCATTGTTAAAAGTTTGCCCATAATCGGCAATACTTTTGCCCCGACTGATTCTTGAAACTCGCCAAGACGTTCTCTAAGAATTGCCATTTGCCCGGCATAAGTTTGGGCTGCCGTTGCGGCACTACCAGCAAACTCTTTGGATAACTCGCCAACCCAGTCAATGCCAGCCGCGCCAAGTCCGTTGACGATCTCTTGTTGAGCTGCAACCTTTTCTTGCGACTTAACGTATTCCTCACTGGTTGGCCCAAAGTCTCGCAGGTTGTTATTGAGTTCGGTTTGCATTTTGGCCAGTTTGGCGTTTTGCGCTGTGTACTCTTTGGCATTGTTAGCGTTGTCGCCCAAGGTAATGCCAAGTTTCTTTAAGGCTGTAAATTGGCCGTCATTAGCCTTGGCCAAAGCCATGACAACTGTTTCGTAATCCTTGCCTGTACCAGCTGCAATTTCAGTTGCCAAGGTGCTTAGTCGTTGAGCTTCTGTTAAGTCTTTAGTTGACCTAAGTAGTCTTGCCAATCCCACACGCTGGGCAGTATCGCTGACACCTGTTCTGAATTGCGTACTAGTGATGTATTTTTCATTGGCTGCAATTTGTTCATTAGTTGCATCAGTGACGTTTTTCATCGTGTTGACTAATGTTGCTTGGCTTTTCTCATCCTCAACGGCAGCCTTGACACCATCAATACCCAACTTGATTGCATAAGCCCCAGCGGCGGCAGCTGCAACGGTAAAAGCGGCAGCAGCCATTTTGCCGTATTTGGTGACGCTCTTTGTGAATCCTTTGGTGTCGTTATCAGCTTGTGCAAGGCTACGGCCAAACTGATCAACATCAGCAAGCAGATTGAGTTTAAGAGTCCTTACATCAGCCAACTTGATCCCATGCCTTAATAACGTGTTTTTCTACTGACATTTTCCAGCGGCGAGTAAGTTCAGGCTGAATCTCTTTAAGTTTCTTAAAAATTCCGTAACCCATGTTTCCACGACCTTGTGGGGCTGATCGTTCTGGAAATCTGCGACCGCCATTTTCAAACGGTGCAGGGCCACCAAATTCTGATCCAAACAAAACCTGACCAGATACCGCGCCGCCACTAAATCGATTTTTATTGCCACCAATTGTCACGTTTGGAATCCGATCCTTATTGGCTCGAATAGTTGCCGCTACCTTTTGGGCTTGGGCTGGATACGGGTTCATGGTGTAGCTGCTTTGCAGTTCGGTTGCCGACCATGCGCTAATGGATGTGACTTCATCTTTTAAAGATTGTTTTGCACCCTCATCCATGTCGCGAAATGCTTTGTAAAGCCCGCGCAGATCACTTTGATCGGGTTGAATCTTGACCGTTACTTTATCAGCCATGACCATTCCTCTCTGTTATCAGCTGCAAGGCTGTGTTGACGTCAGCGAGTGACCATTGCATCAAATCAGCCATTGGGATGCCGGTCGATACTGCTATCCGCACCAGCACATCCCTTAGTTCTCTTTTGGGGCTTCCTGAACCACCTCAAAGGTTTCAAACTCATTGGTGACCCATGCTTGCTGGCTTGGCAACTTCGTGTGCCCTAAGGCTTTGGCGGCCTTGTAAAGCATACAAGTTATGACATCCAGCGAGCCTTGGCTCATTTTTTCTGCCGCTTGGCTAACTGTGTAACCGAGTTCGCGTTCGATCTCAATCCACAACCAAGCGTTGTCGTCACTCACTATGTAGTTATTGCCCTGTTTTGTTGTAACTGTGTATTGCATAATGGTTGCCCTGTTCTATTCGTTAAGCCCGAGTGACTGTTCCATCCTCGACTACAAAGGATAGCGAGGTGGTCAGTACGTCAGTGGCCGCGCCACCAACGGTAGGAAATACTGGAAATACGTTGCCAGTGAATGTGTCACCGTTGACATCGAACGAGAATGCCAGCGATGTGTCAGGTGCAGAGTTTGCTGCATCCCATAGCGCGCTAATGATTCCAGCTGACGATGAATCGTCAAGGTATAGTTCCACATTTAATGTAGCGGTCTTATCTACTGTCTTGTAAGCGCGACCAGATAGGACTTCAAGTACCTGCTGGTTGTTTTCGCGCTCTAGTGTGACGGTTGATGCTTGGTCAGCGTAAGACACCGAGTTAATGCTCAGGGTCAGATTCCGACCAGTTATGTATGTTGCTGGCATGACTTGCCTTTCTAGTTGGTTGTGACCATCTCGATGTTGAGTTGGCTGATTAGCATATCGGCGTTTCCAATTTGCTGAACTGTTGGTTGTGACCATCCACCCAAAAACGAGATGTTGTTGGCTAGTAGATCGGTGACGCTAAAAATTAAGGTTTCCAAGTTTGCCAAAGCCGCTTGGTTGTCGGCTGCGTTGACGATCACTGTGATGTCAAAGCGCACATTGCATCGCGCCCCACCAATTGCGCTTACTGTGATGTAAGGCGATCCAGGCACTAGCACAATGGCAGGTGGCGTGATGTTCTCATTCGGATACGCATAAACTACTCGCCCGGCAGCTGCGAGAGTTGCGGCAAGGTTGGCGCGATAGGTTGCTAGGTTACCCAAGGTAACCCCTCGTATCTAAGTGCTTGCCTAGTAAGCCTGAAACTCGGGTCAACATGGAACGGCCTAGGCGATAAGGTGCTGGGCTTTGAAAGTCCACACCTTGCTGGCCGAGTGTGCCTGTACGAGTGATCCAGATGTCGCAAGCAACCGCCAAAGCGGCTTCGCGGACTTCTGGGGTTGTGTCGTATAGCGCGGCTTGGCTTGTCAATACTGCTCGGCCTGTTGGAATGATAT